AACGGTCGAAGCGTCACGATTGGGACACCAGGCACAGTAGCGAACGGCCACGGAGCGTATGCTGTTCTGATTGGCCTTTCTACTAGTCAGTGGGGATTGGTTTCAGCCTCTCCCAGTTCAGGTGTGTTTGTAACAACTTCAACGTCAACAGGGTAACTTCGATTCCTTAAAGGGGGAATGGCCTGCGGGGGCAGGCCGATGATTATGGAAAATGTAGAAACAAAAACAAACGTACAAGAACAACAACCCGAACAACAGGCTACCTCTACTCCGGTAGAGGAGCCTAGTTCGGCTGTTGCTTTACCAGCAACTGAAACAAGACCGCAAATTCTTATTAAACAGAAGAAAAAGGTTATTATCTTAGGTTTTGCACCTGACACTAGGAATAAAGCTCCAGTCGATGATCCATCTTTTGATGTATGGCCGTTAAACGAACTATACATGGAAATGCCCATTTTAAGAGAATACGCAACTGGATGGTTTCAGCTTCATGGCTCAGAACCATCTGCGATTCGCGATCCGAAACAAAAGAAAAGTTTATCTCAATTAAAATGCCCAGTTTGGATGTGGAATCAACACAAAGAAATCCCTAATTCCGTCAGGTATCCTAGAGAGCAAATACTAAAACACTTTGATACTTACGGGGAGGGCATGAACCCAGAGATCCTACATGAGCGCGACAGGGCTTACTTTACCAATACTATTAGTTGGATGATAGCCTTGGCTATTATTTTGAAGTATGAAGAGATTCATATTTACGGCGTAAACATGGCACAAGATCAAGAATATCAACATCAACGACCTAGTTGTGAATTCTTCATCGGCTGGGCCAGGGGCGCAGGTATTGGCGTTCACTTACCTCACGAAGCAGATTTGTGTCGTTCTTGGATGTTCTATGGGTATGATGATGATTCAGCCTATATGAAAAAGATGTATGCTAGAGAGGCCGAATTAGATCAACGCATAAACATGGGCGGCCAACAACTTGGCCAGCTTCAACAACAAATAGCCCAAATTCAAGCACAGCAGAACCAACTGATGGGGGCTAAGGAAAATGTTAAATATTGCATTAACTTAGGCGCACCGGGCGGAACTAGTGATCTGCTTAAATTAGGAGCTAAGCAAGAAGTAAGAAACAAAGCGCAAGAAGCAACTAACCAGGCAGTGCAAAAAGCAGCTGCGGAAGCAACTCAAGCAATAGCGGAACAGCCAGAAAATGAGGGGAAAGAATAATGATGTACCGAGTTAAACGCAAACGCATCAAAACAAAAGAAAGAATCATTGTCGCTGGGGAGACATTCTATCAGGAAGAATTGGGGATTGATCCAGGGCCAAAGCTAGATCGACTTATTGACAGATTGACAAGGTTAGACCAAATAGTTGAAATTGAAACTGCAGAAGAAAATACTACTGTTGTTAACAACGCGACAGTCATTAAACCTGCAGTGGTCGAAGATGAAATGCCAAAAGTTAGCAAAGATCTAATGGGCGAAAAAACAACAGAGTTGACTTTAGAAGATTTAGAACACAAAGGGCCATGGTATTACTTGCCGAATGGAGAAAAAGTTAAGGGTAGAGAGAAAGCGCTTGAAGCTTTGGCGGCTTTACCGAGTTAAGGATTTGGAGGTAATGTATGTATGTAGTGCAAAGTTGTACGGTTGATGTTGATGATAAAACACTTCGGAATATCGGAGAAGAATTAACTAAAGATGATGTAAAGAAGATTGGGCCAAAATGATTGAAGGCTATGCTGACGACACACAGAATTGTTGAAATTGAGGTTGTAAACCCTGAGCCGGAAGTCATTATTGAGCCTGCTAGAGAAAAACCTACTCCTAAAAAGAAGAAGGAGGAATAATGGCCATTGATGTTCCCAGCGGCAGGCGCTTAGTTGAGTTTGATGCTATTGTTGCTCAATCGTCCGCTACAAGTACAGGCGTTGGAACGGAGATTAATTTAGGGGGAGGATATTCAAACCACAGTATGCAGGTGGTAACAGCGGCCTCTAGTTTCTCTGTTTATTTGGAAGGAAGTTTAGCAGGGGCCTCTAGCGACTGGGTAACCATGGGGATTGTTGCAACCAGCAGCGGGGCAGCGAGTGGTTCGATTACAACATCAACGGAACAAGGATTAGCAGGATTTACAGTTACAAGGGTGAGGGCAAGAATTGTTTCGATGCCTAGCACGGCAGTTGCAAGTGGGACGTTGAATGCTCTTATAGCGGTGTCAGTATGACCTTTTCCTACAATGATGCTGATTTATCGACTGATCTGAATAAGGTTAGACGTTTGATTAACGATGTAAACTCTAGTTCGCCTTTCTTCACTGATGAGGAAATTGGTTTTTACATTGAGTCAGACTCTAATGTTTTTGGGGCAGCGTCGATAGCTTGTAGGGCTTTAGCTACAAGGTTCGCTACAGGCGTGAGTAAATCTGTGGGCAAACTCAGCATCAGTTTGGGCGAAAAGTTCGAACACTATGATGCATTGTCAGAAAAGTATGCTTCAATAGCGACATCTAAAGGTGCGCCGCAAGTGTTCGCTGGTGCTTTGACTAAGACGCAAAAAGAAACTCAGATAGCTAATACGGATAGACAAGCTCCAGTATTCTTTCTTGAGATGTTTGATTTTGTTGGCAGGGTGGGCACTAGCGATGTTGGAAATGGGTGATTCAAACGGCCTTTGAATCAGATTTCCTTGACTGCATGCCTCATTCTATTGTAGTGAATGCGTTTAGTTCTATCGATAGCTTTGGGCAGGTGACTCATTCAACAGACAGTACGACTTATGCTGGCTTATTTCAACAAGATCAAAAGTTAATTAGAGACTTAGACGGTCAAGAAAAAGTTTCTAATGCTAGTGCCATAATCAGCAGCAGTGGAGCAACAATAAGTCCTGATGATTTAATTACACTTCCAGATGGAACGGTTAGAAAGATTATAGCAATTGCTACTCTTTACGATGAAGAAGGGCAGCATCATACAGAAATAATGTTTGGGTGATATTATGGCAATAAATGTTAGAGGTAAAAAAATAATCCTTACTGGGGACAAAGCCCTTATTAGGAAATTGCAAGATATCAACAGAAAACACCCTTTAGCTATTGATGCTGCCTTGTTCGAAACAGCCACTGATATAATGAACGATTCTAAAGACAACTTTGTGCCGGTAGATACAACAAACTTACAAGCTTCAGGACACGTAGATCTACCTGAGCGCAAAAGAAATAAAGTTACTGTGACAATGGGTTATGGGGGGGCAGCTGCGGCTTATGCGTTAGCCGTTCATGAAAATCCTCGGGCAGGGAAGACCCAAGGAACTGGGCCAAGTGGTCAAAAATATAAGACTTGGGCGCAGGTTGGAGAATGGAAATATTTGGAAACTCCGTTGATAGAGGCCGCTTTTGAATATCAAGAGAACCTTATTAAGAATGTGAATGAGTTCTTAAGAAAACAGGGTGTTCAATGATCCTAGATGAAGTCGCAAAACTCCTAGCGGATAATACTACAACTCTTGTTCAGGCGACTAATTTGTTCAAAGGGTTTGAACATAACAGAACGCAAGATACTGCCACTTTTCTACATGAATTTCAAGGCACTCCCCCAGTAAGGGTATTTGCTTCATCAACGCCAGCTTATGAAATGCCTAGTATTCAGATTGTAGATCGTTCAAGCGACTATCAAATAGGTAGAGCTTCATCAGAACTTAATTATAAAATAATGCAGGGTCAAGCAAATGTGGTACTTAAACCATCGTCAAGCGCTTCGGGAACATTGTATTTAACAATTGATGCAATTCAATCCCCGTTTTATTTGGGGTTAGATAAAAATGACAGACATACATTTGCTTGCAATTATAGGATATTAAAGAGCTTATCAACATAGGAGGTGTTAAATGGCTTTTGTACATGGTAAAAATACAATCGTATTGATGCAAGGCTTCAATATGTCCAACTTCCTTAATTCGGTTGAAACAGACTTCACGGCTGATGTTAACGAAACCACTGTCTTCAATAGTTCTAGCGTGAAGACGTACTTAGGCGGCAATAGAGATACAACAATATCGGCCGAAGGATTGTTCAGCGGGACAACAGCTGACGGACAAGTAGATTCATTTGTAAGCGTGGTTCCGAGTTCTTCAGATGTCCTCTGGTCTGTCTACCCAAACGGAACAACGCTCGGTGCTTTTGGCTATGGGATAGCGACTCTTCATACGGAGTACGCAATTTCAACCCCAGTAGATGATGTAATCTCTATGACCCTAAGCGGACAATCAGTTTCTGGTCGAGAAAGAACGCATTCTCTTAAGTCTATCGCTGCAGATACTTCTAACACAGGAGTAGGGACAGGGGTTGATGCTGGGGTAGGTAGTAGTTCAGACGCTGGTGGTGGTGTGGGTTATTTGCAAAAATTAGAGAATACGAGGAATTTAACTTCGGCTACAATTCAACACTCTAACAATAACTCATCTTGGGATGCGCTGGTTAGCTTTACGGCAACCACAGGAAGAACAGCTGAACGAATAGCGGTAAGCGGACCAGTAAAAAGGTACACTCGAGCAATTTTTCAACGAGCCGCAAGCACATTAAGCGGGCAACATCAAATTGGATTTGACAGAAAGTAGGAGGTAGGAAATGGCTTTTTCACACGGGAAACTATCAGGATTTCACATTGAAGATTCTTCAACAACGTTGCAGAACATTAGCAACAAATTGAACTCGATAGAGATTTCCAAGACAGGAGACACAGCAGAGGTTACGACTTTTAACA